TTTAAGGGGCTCTTGGATGTGCGCCGATCCGCTCACCCTGTCGCTGCTTTGTGGCTGCGAGTGAATGAATTATCAGAGTTCCGTTATTTAAAGTCAACGGATATCCGTTATTTCCAACGGAATCCAACTACCTATGTGGATACGTAGTCTGGTGCAGGCGCAAAAAAACCACCCGGAGGTGGTCGGCTGCGGTGACGTGCGTGGTTAGCAACGTGCCTTGATCTTCCTTCTCGGCACTGGGTGGGCGACGTAGTAGACCCAAGAAACCTCGTTGGGCTCGTAGTACAACACCTCGGGGTTGTTGTAGCTTCCCAGCCGCCAGCCTCCACGCTTGGAGAGCAGCCGCTTGATCATGGTCTCGCCAGTGTTGAGGCGCACCAGTACGTCATCCTCAATGTCCGGGTCAGTGCCTGGCTCGACAAGAGCGTACTCGCCCGGGTTGTAGCGCGGGATCATGGAAGGCCCTTCCACTAGTGTCAGGAAGGCATGCGCGTCGCTGGTGGCGATCTCCGCGCATTCGTCGGTGGCGCCGATGGGGAAGTCTGAGTCCGACCACACGCGCTCCGGCATCTGACCGCCATTGCCGCGGCCCACCACGAACACGTCGCGGACCCTTGAAGTTCCATAGCTGACCACGCTGGGCGGCATGGGCGGGGGCGCAAGCATCGCGCCCTGGCCGGTGGCTAGCCAATGCGCGTCCACGCCGTACGCCTTCGCATACACCGGCGTGTCGGCCGAACCGTGGCCGCCGCGCTCTGCAGTGGAGATGGTGCTTTGCGCAATGCCAGTGCGCTCCCCAGCCTGCTCTTGTGTCAGCCCAGCGTGTTTTCTGGCGGCCCGCAGCCGCTGCCCGTATTCAGTTGCCATGGCATGCACTCTATGGAAATCTGATACCAGAAAACCGTTGCATAAATAACGGAAATACGTTATCGTATGGCTCATGCATTGGAAAAACGTTATCGCCGACATCCAAGCCCGCCAGGGTTTGACTCAGCCGCAGATCGCCAAGGCCGCAGGGTGCGCGCAGGCAACGATCAGCGATCTCGCCACCGGGAAGACCACTGAGCCGCGTTTTTCCCTTGGGCAAGTGCTGCTTGCTATGAGCAAGAAGCCCACCCGCAAGCCCAAGACCACCACCGAGGCCGCCCATGGATAAGGCGACTTCACGCATGGAGGCTGGGATCAGCCGTTCTTTGCAACGGCTGAAAGCAAGTCGCAATACATCCCAAGCAGTCGCTCCTGAACCGCAATCTCCTCTTCTGGCGTTTCTGCGTCGGCTTCGTTGCGCACTGTCTCCTTCTCTATCGCAAGCCCAAGAGCGGCACGAGCCGCCTGTGCGGGCGTCAGCTGGATCAAAACCTGATTGAGCACTAGCGATATGGCATCGATCTTCCCGTTCAGCACTGCTGTTGAGTATTCGTTCATGTCCGCCCTCCTTGGCGATGGTTGTGTAGGAGCTTCCATCGTAGCCCAGGGACGGGCGGGCACCAATTCCCTCCAGTGCCGCAGCAATGCGGCTTGCTCCTGCCTCTGCAGGGGCTTTTTTGATGCATCCCCCCGCATGGCCGCGCGCCTTCCGGCTGCCCTCCGTGGCGCTGGTTACGTGGGTCGGGTGCATCAAAAAGGCGAAGTGTTTGGCGTCTTGCATGTCCAAAATTTTTGCCCCACCGCAACCGGTAACTCAACCGGTAATCCGTTGATTTCTTTCTATCGAGGCAGCGATGGAACAACTTGCACTTCCCCTCATGGGGCGCTTGGACAGCCCGTCCACTGCTCCTGTTTCGCTAGTAAAAATGGCTGGTACGTACCGCGAGGCCGTGAGGCTGGCATGGCGTCTGCGCCGGGTTCACTACGCGACACAGCGGCAACTTGCCGCAGAGGCTGGGCTGTACGCGCCTCACGTGTCGGACTACTTGGCAACGGACGACAAGCCCACGCGGCGCAGTCTGCCAGCCGAGCACATCCCGGCATTCGAGGCGTTTGTGGGCAACACGCTGGTGACGCAATGGATCGCATCCAAGGCCAAGCTGACCGTGCTGGAGGAACTGCAAGCAACCAAGGCAGCCGCATGACATTCCCCACCATCCGCCCCAAGGCCACCCCAGCCCCTTGTGCTGGCATCAAGCGCCCAGCAATGACCCTCAAGCGCTACCCCGGCTTCATCTTGGAGAACCAAGAGACAGGCCGGGCGAATACCGAGCGCCGCAAGGCTCTCAGCAAGGCGGCGGTTTAGGCCGTTCAAGGGACGCATGAGCTACGACGCGATCCGCTGGGCATTGGCGCAGCAAGTCGGAAAGTCTTCCACCAAGTTCCTTTTGGTGGCGATGGCCGATTGCGTCAACGCGGATACAGATTTTGTGTGCTGGCCTTCGTGCCGCCACCTTTCCGAAGTCACAGGGCAGGACGTCAAGACCGTAGAAGCAGGGCTTCGCAGATTGCGCGAATTAGGCGCAATCGTTGACACCGGCGACCGCCGTGGAGTGACCGGACAAGTGATCGTGTACCGCATTAACACCACCGCTTTTGGGGTAGTTAAGGCCAAGACAAACACCCCCGAATTTCCATCTAACACCCCCGAAATTGGTGGCGTTAAGGAAATAGCAAAGACCCCCGTTTTTCCCGGTAACACCCCCGTTTTTCCGGTGAAAGACCCCCAAATTTCCCATGAAACGCCCCCAAAAACGGGGGACGGAACCAGTAAAGAACCAGTAATTGAACCAGTAAAGAAGAAAGAGAAGACAGCGCCTGACGTCGCCCAAATCTCCGGCGTGACTGCCGACCTTTTTGCTGACTTCATGACCGTCCGAAAAGCGAAGAAGGCCGGGGCATTGACGGCAACCGCTGTCGCCGGGTTGGAGCGCGAGGCGAGGAAAGCCGGGCTGACCAACTCCGAGGCCGTGACGTACTGCATCGAAGCGAACTGGCAGAGCTTCAACGCCGGTTGGCACAGCAAGCGCGAGGGGCTGGATGCACGCCCCGCAGCACCACAAAAACCGACTCGCCACAGCGGCTTGTCATCCATGAACTATTCCGCAGGAGTCAACGCAGATGGAACATTCGCCTGAAGACACCGCCCAAACCATCGGGCAGTTGCTGGACACATCCAAGGACGCCCTTGGCGAAGTGGCAAAGGACTGCGCCACCCACGGCGCCTATACGTCGACCGGAATGCGCTACAAGATCGGGCGCCTCAACCGCCAGGTGTGGACGCCTTGCCCCGATTGCGAAGAAGCGCGTCTTTCTGCAGAGCGGCAGGCCGAAGCCGAGCGGGCCGCGACCGAAGCGCGCCAGCGGCTGGAGGCCCTGCTTGAAGACGCCGCAATCCCGCGCCGGTTCATCGGCCGCACGCTGCAGACCTACAACGCAGAGACGCCAGAGCAAAAGCGCGCCCTGGCTGTTGCGACCGACTATGCCGACAACTTCCCGCAGAAGGCCAAGCGCGGTGATTCGCTGATCCTGCTGGGCGCGCCAGGGACGGGCAAAAGCCACCTTGCCGCGGCCATCCTGCAGGCCATCCTGCCGGAATACTGCGGGCTGTACACCACCTGCTCAGGCGTGATCCGCGCCGTGCGTTCCACGTGGCGCCCCAACTCGGAAAAGACCGAGAGCCAGGTCTTGTCGATTTTGTTCAGCGTGCCCCTGCTGGTCATTGATGAGATCGGCGTGCAGTACGGCACCGACAGCGAGCAGAACATCCTGTTTGACGTGATGGACCGCCGCTATCGCGACATGATGCCCACGATCCTCCTGGCCAACCTCAAGCTCAAGCGCGAGAAGCCGGAAGAACCGGCAGGGCTACGCGAGGTTTTGGGCGAGCGAATCTATGACCGGCTCACAGAAACCGCCCGCATAGTCACTTTTGAGGGCGACAGCTACCGCGCGCAGGCTCGCAAGGAGTCTGCAGCATGAGCCGCGCCGAAGCCAATCACTTGCTGGACTACGTCCGCGCCGGGGGCAGCGTCCCCGAGTCTCAGGTTCTGTTCGCCCTCTGGCTGACTGGCGATCTGTTTGGCGCCGAATGACATGCGCCACCTGCCAGCACTGGAACCCCAAGGCCAGCGGGCAACTGTCCAGCCACCGCATGGCGCTGTGCAATTTGGGCACGCGGTGGACCTTCTATCCACCACAGCACACCTGCCCCAAGCACAAGCAAGCCGCGCCGGAAATCGTGCAGGGCAGGGCCACATGGCTTGCCCAGCAACCCGCATCGTCCAACGTACAGCGAAAGCATGGGAGGTGAAATGAATCAGTTTTTCCAGCCGATCCAATCCGATGAACGCCAGGTTGGCGGGTCGCACTATCGAGACATGCAGATCCAGCCGTGGGCGGCCATGGAAGCATGGATGACGTCCGAAGAGCTTCGCGGCTACCACAAGGCCACGGCAATTGCCTATCTCGCCCGCGAGCGGCAAAAGGGCGGTGACGACGATATCCGAAAGGCATCGCACCACCTGGTGAAGCTGTGCGAGCTGCTGGACGCGAAAAAGTCGGCCAAGAAGCCCGCAGGCTGGCACGGCTGCGGCAACGTGGGCATGGAGGCTTCGGAGTGAGCAACAAGCGCGTGTTCAAGCTGGTGCACGCCAAGGCCCGCCGCCTTGCCGTGGAAACCGTGCAAACGGCCCCGGATGGCTACTGCGTCACGGTGTCAGAGCCTACCCGCAGCCTGGATCAAAACGCGGCCATGTGGCCCATCCTGCAAGCCTTTGCCGATCAATTGCAATGGCCGGTGAACGGGGCCATGGTTTGGATGACACCCGACGAATGGAAAGACGTGCTGAGTGCGGCATACAAGCGAGAGTCCGTCCGCGTGGCGATGGGCATGGATGGCGGCATGGTGATGCTGGGTAGCAGGACAAGCAAATTCAGCGTTCGGGAAATGAGCGAGTTCATCGAGTTCTTGCACGCAACCGCCGTTGCCCGCGATGTGGATGTGCGGTATCGGGAGTACGCATGATTCTGGAACTCCCATGGCCCCCTAAAGAGCTATCCCCCAATGCCCGCCTGCACTGGGCAAAGCTGGCAAAGGCAAAGAAGGCCTACCGCTCAGAGTGCGCCTATTTGGCAATTGCGCAGGGCATACGCAAGGTGGAAGCCGACAAGCTGCACCTGTCGCTGACGTTCTTCGCCCCGACACGCCGCGCCTATGACCTGGACAACGCTCTGGCGCGCATGAAGGCTGGCCTTGATGGACTGGCGGACGTGCTAGGGGTGGACGATAGCAAGTGGAGCCTGAGCATTGCACGCGGTGACAGGACTGGCGGCTCTGTGGTGGTGCATATCACATGCTGAACCGCATCAACACCAAAGAGCGGGCGCACCTTGGGCGCGTGAAAGAGCTGCCGTGCTCAGTTTGCGACACGCCCGGCCCAAGCGAGGCGCACCACTACAAGCAGCACAGGCAATACACCTGCATCGCCCTTTGCGAGAGCTGCCACCGTGGCGCGCTGATGGGTCTGCATGGCCAGCGCAGAGCATGGGCAATACACAAGATGGACGAGGCTGACGCCTTGAACGTGACTATTCAACGATTGATGGAGTCCACATGCTGACCTCCGAAGAACAGGAACAAGTCCTGCGGCAGGCCAAAGCCCTCGCGCGCAGACATGTGGACATGCGCCGCCGCCTGGAGCGCTCAGAAGTGAGCCCACAGAGGGCCAAGGAGCTGATTGAGCAGGCGGAAGAGGAATTGCGGGACACGCTGAAAGAAGTCGGATAAACAGGAGAGGGCCACATGATGCAAAACGAACTAGACACGCTACTCAATGACCTGCTGGTGAAGTGGCACACCTACTGCGCCCACTACCAGTACGGCAAGGGCTATCCATCCAGCGATGTGACATGCCGCCAGTCCCGCACATCAAAGCAGTACGACTATGACAACGGCGCAATGGATGCGCATGTGGACAACGCCATCATGGAAGCCTTCGATGCTGCGATGGACAAGGTGGAGCAGCCATGGCGCACCGCCCTTAGCGTGCAAGCGCGCAACCTGCACACAGGGTCAAACGTCTGGAGTAGCCCGCGCCTGCCATCCGATCCCATGGAGCGAGTTGTTATTTTGATGGAAGCGAGAAACAAAATTATGAAAGTTCTTGCGCGCGATGGAATTTTGAGTTAATCTGCGCGTCGGCGGGATAGGTGTCTCTAAAATCTCCCGCCAAGATCACAGCCTCGAAGCAGTAATGCTCCGGGGCTTTTTCGTTCGTGGGCCGTAGCTCTCCCATCTACTGGCTTTGTCCAACTGGCTGCGCGCCCACAACTTCACCCCCGACTCATCCGCAAAGCTGATGCGGCGCGCACCGGGCAAAGTGCGCTGTAACTCCTGCGTGTGCGCACACGTCATCAGCGAAGGTAGCGAACGGCCCCACCAGCGCGAAAGCGTCGCCCGATGGCGGGATTGATGAGGCGATATGGCATACGACAACACCGACGGGCGGCTAAGAGGCAGGAAGCTATGAAGCTGCAACGACTGCCGAACAGGCTCACGGCCATTGCGACAACGCGATTGCCCACGCTGCAGACAAAGGCGGGAAGCACCAAGCGCATTGCAGGTAGCACATGGATGGCAACCAGGCGCCGCATCATGCAGCGCGATGGGTTTGCATGCGCTTGCTGTGGTTCTGTGCGGATGGATCATGAGGTTGACCACTTAGTACCGCTTGAGCAAGGCGGCAGCAACGACGACGACAACCTGCAGTTGCTTTGTGGTGGCCCAGGCCAATGCCATGCAGCCAAGACGGCGGCAGAGGCGAAGGAACGGGCGGGTAAGTGAAGGTGCGGGGGCGGGTGAAAGTCTGGAAGGCTGAAGCGCTCGAATC